CAAAACTTAAAAGAAAAATCAATGGCAAGAAACAAAATCAATGATCTTAGAGATCATCTCTTTGCTGCATTAGAGAGATTAGACAATGATGAACTATCAGCTGAGGAGCTCCAGAAGGAACTTGACAAGGCTGAAGCTGTTGCACAGATTGGCAATGTCATCATCAATAGTGCAAAAATTGAGGTTGAATTCATAAAAGCAACCGGCATGATTAGAACAAATACTGATTTATTTAAAGGAGTACAAGATGAGTCCAGACAATTATACCATGGAGGAGAGAATTAAAGAACTGATTCAGATAGATAGACTGGACAGCAAGGATAGATATCGAGATATGATTTATAAGCGATCTTATCTTTATGCTATTCTCAGAGATGAAGGTTGGCATCTGTCAAAGATTGGAAGATTATTCAACAGAAACCATGCAACAGTTATCAATGCTCTGAAAGTTCATGATGCATTCTATGGACGTGATAAAATATACATGCGAAATGTTAAACATTATGATCTGATCTTCAGACCAATTATTGAGGTGCAGAAAGATACAATCTATGATGATGTGATGAATTGCCATAATACTACTCAATTGAGGATGATTAAGGATAAGATAATGGCTGGAGGATATGAAAAGGTGTGAACTGTGAACTGTGAAATTGCATTCACACCAGATAAAATGAAAAATAAAACTAAATTTAAAAACTTTTTTTTTTTCAAGTGTGCAATTTTCACAGTAAGCCTCTGTAATGCCGACTGTACTTAGAAAAATGGTGTGAAATTAGGTGTGAAAAATGGTGTGAAAGTAGGTGTGAAATTTCACAGTAATCAATAAAAGTTAAAAAATGTATCAATCAAAGAAAATTATTTATATTTGCAGTATGATCTCACAAATTAACAAAGATATTTTTTGCCTCATCAATGAAACGGTAGTGAGATCCTGTGGATTTGGTGGGGCAATTTTATTTTTAACACTATGCTAATAGCTTTAACTTATGCTAAAAAACTTATTGACTCAGGATATTCTCTGATTGTCTCTGATGATAAAAAGATACCAATAGGATCCTGGAAACAATGTCAAAAAACACCTTTTACAAAAGATGAATTTGAAGAAAAGTACAAATCAGCAAGGGCTAACTATGTTGGATTGATTACTGGATTCAATGGGATTGAATGTATTGATGTTGATCTCAAGGTATTTGCAACTTTGAAAGAGCAGAATGATTTCTGGAATGAATTCCTTCAGTTGCTTAGAGATAATATTGACGACTTTGACTTTAAATTTGTAATTTATAAAACAGTCAATCAAGGATATCATATCCTTTACAAGACAAAGGATGTCAAATCAAATCAAAAGATTGCTAAATTAAATGGACATAGTGAGGCAGTGATTGAATCCAGAGGAGTTGGTGGATATTGTGTTGTTTATTCCAATAACATCAATCTGTTGACATATCTTGATGTCAAGGAGATATCTGATAAGGATAAGGAAATACTTTGGACAATCTGTAAAACTTACAACTACACTGGTGATGAGCCAGTAAAAGAGGAAGTTAAGGAAGTTTATGAATCAACATTGACTCCTTGGCAAGATTATAATCAAAGGACATCCATCTGGGACATCATATCAGATGACTTTCAGATTGTTTCAAAAACACATGACAAGGATATCATCAAGAGGAATGGAGGCACATCACCACATTCTGGGTATGTCTATAAGAATAGTGGATGCATGTATCTATTTTCAACAGGATCAATATATCCACATGAGCAATTGATTACTCCATTCATAGCATACACTTGGAGATATCACAATGGTGATTTCAATGCATCAGCAAAAGCAATTTATTCTGATGGATTTGGAGCAAGATTAGAGAAAAAAATTAAGATAAAACAAATTGAGCCAAAGATAAACATTGATAGAGTTCAATTTCCAATAGAGATTTTTAGTCAAGAGATTCAACAATACATCCTCCAGAGCTCTGAGACTCTTGGATTGTCAATTGACTATATGGGATGTGCATTTCTTTGGTCATTATCAGTATGTATTGGAAACTCATTCATTGTTGAGATTAAACCAGGATGGAGAGAAACAGCAACATTGTGGATTGCAGTTGTTGGAAAGCCAGGAATTGGTAAAACACCATCATTGAATCAGATTATCTTTCCTCTTCAAAAGTTAAACATAAGAAAGCAAAAGGAATTTCAAAAGTCTTATGCTAAGTTTGTGGAATATGAGAGGCTTGATAAGGATGCAAAGAAATATGCTGAGGAGATTATTAAGCCAAAATCAGAGCAGTTTATTGTTGGTGATATTACTCTTGAGGCTTTGATTGATTTGCATGAGACCAATCCTAATTGCATTGGAGTATTTAAAGATGAGCTTGCTGGTTGGTTTAAGGATATGAATAAATACAGAGCTGGATCAGACTTGGAATTCTGGCTATCATCTTGGAATGGTCAGAGCATTTCATTGAATCGTAAAACATCAAAGAGTGCATTCGTTGACAAGCCTTTTATTCCAGTGATTGGAGGTATTCAACCAGATGTCTTTGAGCAATTTGCAACTGGAGCCAATAAAGAGAATGGATTCATTGATAGGATTCTTATATCATATCCAGAGCTGAGTGTGGATAAATACAATACCAATGTTTTGGATGATAAATTAATTTACTGGTATGAAAATTTTTTAATCAGACTTAAGGAATCACTTGCTAAAAACTTTTTTATAACTGATGAGAAAGGTGAAATTTTACCACATGTTGCCAGATTCTCACATGATGCAAATGATGAATGGATTCGGATTCATGATAAGATATCAGACATGCAGAATTCAGATGATGAGAATGAATACATGAAGTCAATGCTCCCAAAACAAAAAAGCTACATTCCAAGATTTGCAATGATGCTGAACATATTGATGAGCTCAGAATATGATGATGTTAATGCTCTTCAAATTTGCAAGGATGCAATGATAAGAGCTGAGAAGTTAAGTGATTACTTTGTTAACATGAGTAAACTTGTTAAGAAAGATGCTCAAGAGAAAGCTGATCTTAGAAAGTTAGCCTCAACTGGATCTAATAAATTTGACCAATTTATGGCAATGTATCAATCAGATCCTGAACTAAACAGAACAACAGCATCTGAGATATTACAAGTTAGCCGAAGAACAGTTATTAATTGGATAAATAAATTAGATAAAAAATGAAATACCTAATCATTTTTATATCAGCATTGATCATTGAGATAGCATCAACAATGTATATTGCAACAGTTGCTGATAGATCTTTGAGCATGATATTCTGGGCGTTTATTGGTCCATTCCTTGGATTGCCATTTGTTGGTTATATGGTTGAAAGTAAAAACTGGAAAGAAAGAATATTAATGGCTTTGGCTTCATCAATTGGCTATGCAATTGGATCCTTTATTGTTTATAGTATTAACTAAAATTTAGACAAAATGACAACAAAACAAAGAAAGAAAGTCCAACAGATATGCTTGGCATTGGATGCATTGATTTATGTAACTAAATATTCATGATATGAAAACAGCAGTAGAATGGTTGGTTGAGCAAATGACACAAGGAGACTTCATAGCACTCCCAAAACCTGAATGGATTAAACAAGCCAAAGAAATGGAGAAAGAGCAAATGAAACTTTCACGCGTTCCGATTGCTTATGAAAATAAATCATGGCAAGGATTAATGGAAAGGCATTTTGAACAATGGTACAACGAAACCTTTAAATCAGAATAGAATGAACAAAGCTAACAAGGACAAACTCAAAGCTCTGGAGATAGAACAACTCAAAGATAAATATCCCAGCATGAGACCAGAGCTTATTCCTCTGACTGATTGGAAGGATACATCAGCCAATGGATTGACTAAGTGCATTATCTTTTACATCAATGCTTTGGGAGGACAAGCTGAGAGGATCAGTAGTCAAGGTCAATACAGAGAAGGCAAAAAGATTAAGGTTGGAACTGGAGAGATACAATATGAGAAACAGCTACCAGGCAAATGGACTCCAGGACAATCAACCAAAGGAACAGCTGATATCTCAGCAACTATAAGAGGCAGATCAGTCAAGATTGAGGTAAAGTATGGCAATGATAAACAGTCAGATGCTCAGAAACAATATCAAGAAGCTATTGAGAAAGCTGGAGGTACTTACATTATTGCAAAAACATTTGATGATTTTGTATTGTGGTATGAAAAATTCTCTTTACATTTGTAAAAATTTAAATTAATAGATATGCAAAATGATGAATTAACTCATGTAGGTTTATACATGAAGCTCCACAGAGCAAAAATGCACATTGGAAAGGTAGTTAAAAACGCTACGAATCCACATTTCAAAAGGTCATATGCTGATATCAATGCATTGCTTGATACAGTTGAGCCAATCCTCCATGAGAATGGCTTGATATTACTACAGCCAATCCATGACAATATCTTGTTAACTCAGATCATTGACATTGATTCTGGTCAAAAGGTTGAAAGCTGGTTGACATTGCCATTGATTCAGGATCCACAAAAGATGATCTCGGCAACAACTTACTATCGGAGAGCAACATTGCAAGCTCTCTTATCCTTGCAAGCTGTGGATGATGATGGTCAATCAGTGACAGCAACTGTAAAAGCTCCGAATCCATCCTTGTCAGATGAACAATTCAAGAAAGCTCTTGATGCTATTGCCAAAGGAAAATATACTCTTGATCAATTAAAGTCAAGCTATTCACTAACTAAGGAACAAGAGGCACAATTATGAAATGGCACCCATCAACATTAGGGAAGCTCATGACAGCTCCAAAGTTAAAGTCAGAGATATTATCAGAGACGGCAAAGTCTGAGATTAGAAAGATAGCAAAGGAGCAATTCTTTGGATACTCATCAACCATAGTCACAAAGCCAATGATGAAAGGCAAGGATTGGGAGGAGGAGTCAATTGCTCTTGTTAATCAAGTCAGAGGCACATTCTATGTCAAGAATAAGGAAAGATTTGAGAATGAATTCTTAACTGGAGAGCCAGATATCATCCTTGATGATATGATAATTGATATCAAGACATCCTGGTCTCTTGAGACTTGGCCAGCAACTCCAGATGAAGGAGTCAACAAAGATTACATGTGGCAACTATTTGCATATTGCTGGCTCCTTGGTAAGTGGCAAGCTGAGTTGATTTATTGCATGATAGATACAGATGATTTATTGCTTGGTGACTGGGATAATAGATCCATTCACAAGGTCAGTCATATTGATCCAAAGCATAGAATCACAGTCTTGAGATATGCAATGCTTGATGATTACATTGATCAGATGAGAGAGAAGCTCACAGCATGCAATGAATATTACAGTCAGTATATTAATCAGTTAAATAATAAGTAGGCTCTGGTAAGCTGTAACACCCCCATCGCATAAAATCGGCAATTGTGCCATGGGGGTTATTTTAAAAAAGTATATTAATAAGTTAAATAATAAGTAAAATGAATAAGAAAGAATTCTATCAGCAAGCCATGTTAATGGCATTGAATGGATTACTCTCAGCCAATGGCAATGCTTTTGAGGAAGAGTATGTGAAACCAAATGCAACAGTTGCTGTAATGGCACATGAATATGCTGAGGCATTGACAAAAAAGACCTTTATTGAATTAAGTAAAATGTAGTAAAATGGAATACAAAGCAAAAGGAAAGCTCATCCTAAAATCTGAGCCAAGACAAATCACTGATAAATTCAGAGTAATGGATTTCGTAATTCAAACTCCAGATGAGAAATATCCTCAATCAATCCAATTCCAAGTGATGAATGATCGCATCCAAGAGATGGATAAGTTCACAATTGGTGAAGAGGTTGAGGTGTCGTTTGATGTCAGAGGAAGAGAGCACAATGGTAAGTATTACAATACCTTGAATGCTTTAAAAATAGAGTCAAGCATATTCTGATGAAAGATATAACTGTTTGGATCCTATCCCTATTCTTGCTTGTTGCGGGAGTAGGGTTATTCTATTATGGCCTATACTTTTTTTTCGGAGCTATTGGAGTATTCACGTTCATAGCCTTAACTACCTTCTGGCTGGTATTAATAAGATTTAAAAAATGAAAACCATAACAATCTATCTCAAGACTCCAGATGACAACATCAAGGAATGGATGATCAGAGAAACAAAGTCACGAATCAGCAACCGATATAAACAGATCCACATTGCTGAGGATATCGGAGTGAATACAACTCAGCTCTGGAGATTTATGAATGAGTCAAAGGTATCTGAGGACTTTTACATCAAGTGGTTCAAATGGTATTCTAAAATATCATAACTTAGCAATGTGGAATTTTGGAAAAAAGAAGCCTATCTCATTGCCAGTAAAATCACTGGAGGGAATCCAATATCTTCAGACTTGGTCAGCCACGTCTATCTATTGGTGCATGAGCTTAACATCAGACCAGAGGATCTTCCAAGAGTCTTTGCAAGATATGCATACAACCAGTACAACTGGAGAGATTCCACATTCAATAAGTTATTCAAGACATACGATGAGCTCCCAGATATGGACTCAAGGCAATCAGATGAAGAGGCATACGAAGTCACAAAAGCTCAAGAGCTCTTGGATGACTATCTTCATCAGAGTCCTGAAGATGATCAGAAGATGTTCACAAAGGAGATCACAAAGATGCATCTGATGGGAATGACATATCGAGAGATAAGGACATTGACTGGCATCAGTCTTGACACAATTCACTTAGCAATAAAACAATTCAAATATGATTTATCTGATTATAATAATTTTACCAATAGGATTTGCGAGAGCTCTCCAGAGCTTCAATCTTCCTGATATTAAACCATTCAGCTGTCAGAGCTGTCTATCTTTTTGGATAGCAGTCATTGGTACATCATTCTTTGATTGGCACCTGGTTGGATTGGCATTCATCACGTATTTATTGTCTGACTTAATATTGATCTATGAAAGTAAGTGAGGAGCTTCATCAGCAAGCTGAGAGATATAGCTCAACAAGATCCTTTGCTCTGAATGCTGGAATGAAAAGAGAGCTCAGTGATTGGTACAAAGCAATGGGATTCGGAAAGCTCAATGTGGCTTGCTCAACTTGCATAAGAAATGCAATGGGTAAACTACTGAAGTCAATTAATGATGGTGAGCAACTTAAACCTCGTATTCATTTTATAGGGATCAAACAATGATAGTCACAGCTCCAATACCAGTATTTGGCAGATTTCCTCTTGTCAGACTAACTATCTCAAGACTTAAGAGGCAAGGAGTAACTCCGATTGTTTTAGGTCATGAGAGAGAGGCAATGGATATTGCTCAACAAATGAATGTTGAATTCATCTCCATTGACAATGATCCCCTTGGTAACAAATGGAATAAAGGATTCCAGGCCTCAAAGAATTACAATGCAGATGCTGTCATCTTCATGGGATCATCTGACTGGTGCAGTGATGGATACATTCAAAGATGCAAAGAGCACAGCAAGGACTTTGGGATGATTGGTCAACTTGGCTGTCATTTCGCTGATGTATCTGATGAGATTAGACTGGTGCATTGGAAAGGATACAAGGATCAAATGAGACAAAATGAGCCAATAGGGATTGGTCGCTTTCTTAATAGAGAATTCCTTGAGGCAATCAACTGGACTCCATTCAATGCTCAACTCAACTCTGGTCTTGATTGGTCAATGTGGCTGAAGGCTATGAAATCAAATCAAGAGATCGGCATCCTGGAATGTGACAACTCAGTTCAATTACTATCCATCTCAACAAACAAATGGAGCAACAAGCATAAGTTCACAGATCATTGGACTGGATCTTTAAAGTCAGAGAGATGTGATGTGAGTCTGATTGAGAATGGATTTAGTGAATTAAAAACTTTATTATGAGTGCAGAAGAGAAAGCAAGAGAATTGGTTGATAGCTATCGAATCATTTTAATGAATGAAGATACTGAATGCGGTGATGAGATACTATGTACTGTGATAGCTAAAAAATGCGCAGTGATTGCAGTTGATGAGATGATTGATATTAGAAACGGCTTATATATTAACGAGGGTAGTATTGCTCATCAATGGCTGTTAGATGTCAGACAAGAGATAGAGAAACTATGAACCAATCCCATATATCAGAATCCCTTACTGGACTCGATCAAGGTCTCATTGAGAAGTATCAACTCATGGAATACATCTCTCCAATATTGCCAACGATCTTCATGGGAATGTATAGGGATGAAGATTTGAATCTCCTATCTGGACACATTGGAGATGCTACCATTGTTTGGTTTGGCTCAGATGCCAAAGATCTCAGAGAGGATTGGGTTGATATGGTTAACAAGTTTGTGAACATAGCTGTTAGTCATCAAGTCATGGACACATTAGAATCAAAAGGAGTGGATGCAATATACTATCCATTCAATGCTGTTGTCCCTCATCATTGGGAGCTTGTACCAAATGGAGAGAAGATATTTTGGTATTCAGGTAACTCTCCAGAGTATTATGGTGAGTCACTTATCAACGAAATCAAAGAAAGAATCAAAATCCCTATCATAAGAGCTGGTCATGATACCTTCACCAAGGAGGAACTCAAAGATGTTTACTCTCAATGCTTCCTAAATCTCAGACTTACTCAGCATGATGGCTGTCCAAACACAAACATTGAGATGGGACTCATGGGAAGGCGTTCCATTTACAATGGTGATCTTCCAGGATCAATCCCTTGGGAATCAGTGGATGATATCTGTCAATCAATCATGAGAGAGTATTCCACTCGACATGTGGATAATGTGTATATTAGTAAAATTTATCATAACTTTGTTAACTATGAAAGAATGTCCACGCTGTTTATTTGATGAGACCATAGCTCATATAGGTCCAGAACAATGCGAATATTGTGATCTCCATGATGAACTGGAGCTTCAAGCCAATCCACATGAACTGAAGCATATCATTGCCAAGATCAAGAAGGCTGGCGAGAGTAAAAGATATGATTGCATCATGGGTATCTCTGGAGGCATTGACTCCTCAACATTGCTATTCACAGCAGTCAGATATTGGAATCTCAAGCCGCTTGTCATTCACTTTGACAACAACTGGAATGCTCCAGAGGCAATACATAACATGAGAACACTGGTTGAGAAGCTCGGAGTTGATTGCATTACATACAATGTGAACAAAGCTGAGTACGATAGACTCAATGATGCTTTCCTTTGGGCTGGTATTCCAGATGCTGATATCCCAAATGATATTGCAATGACCAAGCTCATGTATGATACTGCATTTAAATACAACATCAAATACATCCTCAATGGGCATGATTTCAGAACCGAAGGATCAACTCCAAAAGGATGGACTTATATGGATGCCAAATACATTGAATCAGTTTATAATAAATACACTGGACTCAAGCTCCACAACTATCCTCTATTCACATTCAAGGATCAGCTATTCTATGCCTTGTTAGGCATCAAAAATGTTAGACCATTTCACTATGGATTTGACAGAGACTCAATGGAGGCTGAGATGAAGAGATTCATAAACTGGCAAGATTACGGTGGCAAGCATTGTGAGAATGTTTACACTGAATTCGTGGGATCATTCCTTTTGCCAGAGAAGTTTGGTATTGACAAGAGGATTGTTTACTTAGCTGCTCAAGTCAGATCTGGCAAGCTTAGCAAAGAAGATGCAAAGGAACAATTCAAACAAAAGTCAGAGTTTGATTTCACAAAGCTCGGAGCATCAGCTGAGAGAATGCTAAGATTGGTTAACCTACACAAAAGAGATAGATCATTCTTTGATAAATATGACTTTAAAAGATACAAGCATCTGATCTGGATACTGGCTAAGCTTAAAGTGGTGCCATATACGTTTTATGTTAAGTACTGTAAATAACCGAACAATAATATATATTAAGAACAATGGCATATTCCGATGAGTTTATAATACATCTGGAGGAACTTGCTCATATCTATATTGAGGAGTGTCTTAACCATAAGAAAGAAATGATATCTAATAAAGGAGATATTGTAATGGTGTTAGATAGACATATTCCAACGATAGACTATTTTCTAAGAATTTGGATTCCTATTGTGAGGAAAGATAAGACTATTCATAGAGATACTTATTATGCTTGGTTGAATTCAGATAATAAACTCAAATCCGACACTATCAAAAAAATAGATGATCTATTCAAAGGCTTAGCCATTGATATTGTGGGCAATGAAGGCAAAGGAATATTCTACGCAAAGAACAGACTCGGCATGCATGACAGACAACAAGTTGAGACCAGAAATGTAGAGAAGTTTGATTTTGAATGAGGTATCTGGGTACTTACCATTTGAACAGTTGCCAGATCGATGTGAGGGAGTTGATAGCTCCCTTTTTTATTATCTTTGTATCAGATGAGTACAATCAAAGGCTACAAGCCTCATGATAATCAGAGGAGCATTCATGATGCCATCAACCATGGCCATGAGAAGTACTATGCTCTGAATATTGGTAGGCAGTTTGGCAAGACCATGCTCGGCATCAATCAATTATTATGGTGGGCCATCAATGACAAAGGTTGCAAGATTGCTTGGGTAACTCCAGTTTATAAGCAAGGCAAAAAAGTATTCTCTGAAATGGAGAGAGCAACCACAGCCAGTGGATTGTTTACTTTCAATAGATCTGATCTGATGATCTCTGGCTTTGGATCAACCATTGAATTCTTTTCAGGGGAGAGACCAGACAACATCCGAGGCAATACATTTGATTACATGGTTGTTGATGAGATGGCATTCACCAGACCAGAGTTATGGGATGAGGTATTGAGTGCAACTGTCTTAGTGAAAGGAAAGAAGATTATCTTTATATCAACTCCGAAAGGCAAGAATCATTTCCATAAGCTTTGCATGCAACCAAACTATGATGAGAGATATGCTTACTTTCATTTCACATCTTATGACAATCCCATGATTGATCCCAGAGAATTGGATGAGAGAAAGCGATCCCTCCCAGATTATGTGTTCCGGCAAGAGTACTTGGCTGAGTTCATTGATAATGCCAGTGGTATATTCAGAAACGTATCTGAATGCATTGGTACTGGATCCAAGACTGCAAAGATGTATGCTGGTCTGGACATTGGTCGAGCTGATGACTACACTGTTCTGACTATCATCAACCAGGATGGACAGATGGTCGCTGCTCACAGATGGAGGCATGATGAGTGGAGCAAGATCATTGAGAAGGTTGCTGAGTTGATTAAGCAATACAATGCAACCACATTGGTGGAAGTCAACAATCAAGGTGATGTGTTCTTTGAGATGCTTCAGGTGAGATGCAAGAATCTGATCCATCCATTTGTCACAACATCCAAAACAAAGCCAATCATCATTGAGGATCTCGCTGTGGCATTTGAGCAATCAGCAATCTCAATTATCAATGAGCAATGGTTGATTGATGAGCTTGATAATTTTTCCTATATTTACAATCCAAATACCAGGAATGTGAGTTATTCTGCACCAGCTGGATTGCATGATGATGGTGTCATCTCAACAGCATTGGCTTGGCACAGCAGAAAGGAATTCGCCAACCGAGGGAGATATATGGCTTTGAGAGTATGAAACAACTTGAGATAAAACTACCAACAACATTATCAGCATGCACCCCTGAACAGATGACCAGATGGCTGATGATGGCAGAGGCAATGAAGGAGCAAAGGGATGATGACATCACACAACTGTTGATCTTCCAATGTCAGTTGCTGAGTCTATTCAGTGGAGAGTCAATCAACAAGATCAAGCGAGCTGATATTGAATCCATACAAGTTGCTGCCAACCATCTCCTCCAGTTGTTGGTCACTTATAAATACCAAGAGCCACAGCCTGAGATTGAGGTCAATGGCAAGGTGTATTGTTTTGAGAAAAACTTTGGCTATGTGTCAACTGGTCAGATCATTGACTTGAAACTGATTGAGGATATCAGCCAAGATCCATGTCAAGCATTGGCAATCATGTATGTTGAGAAAGGTATGGAGTATTGCCAAGAAGATGACAGAGGAAGAGTGCTGAATCCTAATGAGGTGAGATACAAAGAATTCAAAGAAAACTTTCCAGGTGATGAGTTCTTAAATTTCTTCAGTTTTTTTTTGGACTTATCGGACAAGCGGAGGCTCGCTATATTAGGGATACAGATGGCGAGGCAGAGGATGGAAATGATGATGATGGAGCAGGACTTAAAGATTCAGAGTGGTTCAGTTGGACAACTATCATTCATAGACTATCCAAAGAAATGGGAGTCAGTGTGGCAAAGATTACACAACAGCCTTATGTGACAACTCTATTCTGGATGAACTATTTTAGAATAGTGGATGAGAACGAACAAAAACGCATATTAAGAAATGGCTGATTTTGATTTTCTTGAGGACTTTGGTATATCGGCTCAAGATGCAGAGCAACCAAAGAACGCTTATGATAGGTTTATCATTGAGCTTTCCAATCAGCTTGCAACTGAGTTCAGAGATTACACAAAGAAAGTTGCTCAGAATACTGGAGCATTGGCGGCTTCAATCATTCCAGTCCCAACTGGACAGCTGTCATTCAGATTAGAGGCAGAGGATTACTTTCCATTTGTGGATGAAGGGGTTAATGCTGTTGGCACCAACAACTATGGCAGCCAATTCTCATTCAACTATCCTGGAGTATCTCACAACATGGCAACAGCCATCAGTCAGTGGAAAGGGTTGGACATGAGTCATGCATACGCTGTGGCATCCAACATCAAGCAAAGAGGATTGAGACCAAAGAATATCACTGAGAATGTAATCAATGACCAGGTTCTGGATAGGATTGCAAATGACTTGGCAGAGATGACTGGTTTAATGTTTCAAATAAATTTTACAAAGAATGGCAGTAACAATATATGATGAGCCACAATTGATTGCACCAGCTGGCAATCCTTTGGTATTCACTTTTAGCAGCGATCAGACTGCTCAACCAAATTTCAGTTTTATTGTTGAGCTGTATGTTGATAGCCAGTTGAGATTGACTCAAGAGGTATTTAGACAATTTAATACTCTTGGACGTATCGATGTATCGGAGGCGGTGCAAAGTGTGATATCAAATATCATCCCAACAACAACCATTGAGAATGATGCATCAACATCAATGGTCACTTATGCTATCATTGTCTATGAGAAATATGGCACAACTCCAACCATTCAAGCAAGTGATACAAGCACAACATTGAAAGCTATTAATGCTGCTCTTGAATATAAAGATTGGGTAAACTGGGACTATACAATCTATGATCCCAACCTAACTCAAGATGCAGTATTCATGACTTACTTTCCAACAAGCAAAAGAGCTTTGTGTGGAATGGATGAGAATTTCTTTCTTGGCTATTTAGAACAAACTGCATCAGCTCCAGTTTTACTATACGTTGAATTGCTTGACATTCAAAATAATACAATTGCAAGTGATTATATTAATATAACATCTGTTGAGTTTAATATCTTAAATGTTGGGCCACAAGTGATCATAGCAAATTCAACCATAACTCAGACTGATTTTGATGACTGCTATAGATATTCAGTTTCTGTTGATGTTTCTGGCGTTTCATTTGTTGGACCATTTGTAATATACATGGATCTTGAATGCAAGAGATATGATACCTATAGATTGCATTGGTTGAATAAGTTTGGATCATTTGATTCATTTACATTCAGTCTTGTTTCAACAGAAGCTGCCAATGTGCAGAGCTATGGATATCAGAGAGATCCTGGAGTATGGGATGGCACCAGCTACACATATCCATTGTATGCTGGTCAAGGAATTAATTTTGCCAAGACTAAGACTGAGACATTGACATTGAATTCTGATTGGATCAACCAGGACATTCAACAATGGTTGGTGAAATCTTTGTATGATAGTCCATTGGTATATCTTGAGAGAGAGAATGGAACTGAGTTTGAGCCAGTTAAGGTAACTAATTCAAACTATACATTGAAGCAACGCAGAAGAGATGGTCTGATTCAAGAGACTGTCAACATAGATAGAACATTCACATATAGATCTCAACTGAACTAATGGCTGGAGAGTTATTCATAAATGGGAGGCTTGTTGACATAAACCAAGATGCTCCATTTCCATTGACATTCAATATCAGTGATATCAAGGATCTCAATGCAAGGAAGGGCAACAAGTCCAAGACCATCACATTGCCAGGAACAAAGAACAACACATCTCTGATGTTGAGTGTGTTCACCTTGAGTGCAACAGATAAAATAAGCAATGCAGATAGTGATTTCGTTGACTTTGATCCAAGCATTAAGGCAGAGGCACAATACTACCAGAATGGATTACTTGAGTTCAATGGTGTTGCTCAGTTGATGAGCTGTAAATTACTTAATGGAATATGGTCATTTGACATTACTCTTGTCAGTGATACAATTGACTATATCTCCAGATTAACAAAGATCAAGGTTAATGAGCTTGGATTCTCAGAGTACAATCATGCTCTGACATACAACAACCAACAAGACACATGGAATGGAATCATCCAGTTGAATGGATCTCCTTCCAGCAACCAAGACTCTCAAGGGTGGACTGGTCGGGGGTATTACTACGGCTTGATTGATTACGGGTTCACGCGTCCAGCACCTTCCACCTTTGGAGTTGAGCACATTCCTCCTCAAGTGTTTTGCTATGAGATATTGGAGAAAGCATTTAACTATGCTGGCATCACATGGGATAGTAATTTCCTTGAGAGTCAATTATTCAAGAAGCTGTTAATGGCTTATCCTGGAGGAGATCTTCCAACCATTACACAAGCTCAAGCTGATAATGATAGTTCATTCACAGAGGAGCAGAATAATACATCTGGTAAAATCATAAATGGCACAACTCAAAACAATGGATCTGGACTTTGGTTTTTAAATGATTTAACTTTATTTGATGACTATGATGGATCAGTAACTCAAGATAATCTCGGACAGATTCAATCAACATCACCAATTCAATTTGTAGCTGCATCTGATGGATTGTTTACAATAAACTATGTCGGAGATCATGATGTAACTTTCACAACTGGAGGGACATTAATGTATGGAAATTATAAAGTTAAATTATTAATATTTAAAAACAATATACAAATATCAGATGACTTGATTTATCAAGGTGTTCTTGATGGTAACTTAACTGGATACTCTGTTACATATAGCTTTGATTACACAAGACAAATCAATCTTTTAATAAATGATACTTTAACATTTAAAATTGTATATCAGTTAACTCAAGCTCAAATAATTGGAGGGGCAACAGGATTGCAAGGAATAACAACTGAGATTGTTAGCAACATAGCAACTCTTGACATTTTAAAGCAACCACAAACATTAACAGCTGGAGGCACAGTTTATCTGGATGCATTCCTTCCTGACATGACATGTGATCAATTCCTCAAGGGTATCATCACAGCATTCAACTTGTATGTCAAGCCATCAACAGCTGATCCAACAATATTGGAGATTGAGCCATTGGCTGATTTTTACAATGCCAGTGGAGATGCTATTGATTGGACTTATAAACTTGACAGATCCAAGGATATTACAATTGAGCCGACCATTAATTTTAGTTCAAAGAATTACAAGTTTAATTTTGAGCAAGATGATGACTATTGGAACACAAGATATCTGGATGATGTTCAAAAGCAATATGGCTCATTCTTGATTCAGAGTCAAAGTCAATTTGCAACAAGCGATACTCAATTCAAGTTACCATTCAGCCAAAAGTTGTTGGTTCGTATTCCAGAGGATTCACCATCATCATTCACTGACTTGATTGTTCCGAGATCATTCCAGGTTAAATTCAATGAGGATGGCACCAGCTTGATTGAAAAGAAAAAAGGCAAGCCATTCATTGTGCAGTTAGGTGGATTAAGAACTGGAGCATGGACTCATAGAGATGAGAATGGTGTGTCAAATGCAGAGACTGATTATCCTTATGTGGGTCATCTCAATAGCTTAGACTCTCCGACATTTGATTTCAACTTTGGTGTTCCGGATTATGTGTTCTGGTCCACAAGCAACTATCCAACCAACAACTTGTATCTGTATCATGAGAAGTTCATCAAAGAGTTGATATCAAGATTTGGAAAGCAAGTTACTTGTTCAGTAATGCTGAGACCATCAGACATCAATAGCCTTGATTTCAGAAACTTAATTCAGATTGATGGAGTTGTTTATAGGTTGCTGAAAGTCAGTGACTATCAGAGCGGAAAGAATGTATCAACAGTTGTCGAACTGATTCGCATAATAGAAGGAGAAGGTATCCAGACAACAATTGTGACTCCACCATATGATCCATATACAGATCCAGAGGCAAGATTCACAGAAGATAGTCAAACAAGGTTGACAGAAGATGGTCAAATTAGATTCATAAATCCATAGATAATGGGAGTTAAAATATCAGACTTAACAGCGAAAGGTAGCAAGATTGCAGCAACAGATCTCATTGAGATTTCTGTTGTATCTGGACCTGGTTATGTTTCTCGATCAATTACTGGAGCTCAAGCAAATGAGCTTAGTCTTGATACATCGCCTCAATTAGGTGGCAATCTTGATATAAATGGCAATAGTATTGTGAGCACATCAAATGGGAATATTAACATAACTCCACATGGAACTGGAGCTGTTGTGATTCTAATTCCAATTAGCACACAAACATTGCAATATACATTGACAACCAGTGATAATTGCAAATTAATTGAGTGTAATTTTGGATCATCAAACAATATCATAATACCAACCAATGCAGCTCAACCTTTACCAATTGGAGCTAATATATTGATCTCTCAATATGGTGCTGGTCAAGTTACAATTGTGCCAAATACAGGAGTCACATTGAGATCAAGTGGAGGCAAGACAAAGATTGCTGCTCAATATGGAATGGCTACATTAATAAAGAGAGGCACAAACGAATGGTATTTAGCTGGAGATATAACAACTTAAAATAAATAAAAATGGCAAATTCAAATAGTGTTTTAACAGCACAACAAGGAACTTTTATAGTAAATAATACAGTTGCAAAGACTGTTGATCATGATGCAATTATAGTGCTTGAGGATACAGTATTCTCAGCAATTAGAGTTGCTGGTACAGATGTTAAGTCAACTTACATTGCGGCAACTGGCACAGCAGTAAAAGCTGGTGCAATCATCCGACCATTGAGAGGTGCAAAGTTTAGTGGTGTCACATTGACATCTGGATCTGTTTGTTTAGTATTATGATTGGTTACGGCAATAGTATGTTTTTAGCAACACATGGCATCTTAGCCAGATCAACATCAGGTGGAGTAGTTGACCCCGATGCACAAGCATTCATAACAGCGGCTGCAATTACAGACCCTACTCAACAAGCGGCTATTAATACTTTGGTAGTTGACTTGAAAGGGTATTCTATTTGGACTAAGATGAAGGCGGTTTATCCGTTTGTTGGTGGAACAAGTACAAGTACAAGTTATAACCTTAAAAATACAGCACAATATCAAATAAGTTGGTTTGGCGGATGGACTTGGAATTCTAATGGTGTTACTGGTAGTGCAAATGGTTATGGTAACACAGGATTAATCCCTAATTCAGTATTAAGCATATCAAGCGGACATTTATCAATATATTCAAGGACAAATGTTTCTGGTGGATATGATATGGGTTCGGCTTCGGGCACAGGTGCTGTTGAAAATAGTTTGATTTCACGATGGACTGATAATAAATTTTATTCTCAATATGGAACGCCTACTTATCCAAATGTAGCTAATACAGATTCAAGAGGTTTATTTATAGCTAATAGAAATTCAGCAACCAATACAATAGGTTACAAGAATGGAATTAAAGTAATTGATACAGCACAAACAAGTTCACAATTAAGCACTACTGCATTAGTTATATCTGCTATAAACGCAAGTGGTGCTATTAGTTCATATTCATTAAGAAATTATGCTTTCGCCTCAATCGGTGACGGTTTAACAGATACTGAAGCAGCTAACTTTTATACAGCAGTTCAAGCATTTCAAGTGGCTTTGTCCAGAAATATTTAGACTATGAAATTAATTTGTATAATCCAATTGTTATTAGTATCTTTGAGTATGGAAAATATAACTCAAAAAGAAAATAGCTATTATACAATAATAGGATATAGTCATACTGATAAATATTATATTAAATATTTTGATGCAGTTTGTATATGTGGTAAAAAGAAAAAATTAACTACTCAATATCTAAAAAAGAATATTTCATGTGGATGTATGAATGAATATAATCATAATAAAACTCATGGAAAAACAAAAACACCTGAATATAAAACTTGGCAAGGAATAAAAGATAGGTGTATAAATAAAAACAATCCATCATTTAAATATTATGGTGAAAGAGGTATCAATGTTTGTAACGAATGGGTAAATAGTTTTGAATCATTTTTAAATGACATGGGAAACAAACCTTCTAAAAATCATACTATTGAAAGATTAGATGTTAATAAAGGTTACTCGAAAGATAATTGCATTTGGGCTACTAAAAAACAACAAGCTAATAATAGAAGAACAAATTATTTATTAACTTATAAAGGATTAACAAAAACACGAGCTGAATGGGCAGATATGATTGGTGTTCATGTTAGAACATTAGTAAGTAGATGCAGAGCTGAAAAACCAATTGAACAAATTTTAAAAGAATATAAAGCATGAGTACAATATATGTAGGTTTATTAACCGTTGAACAGAAAGACCAACTTGTTGGGCAGTGGTATGCTCCAGATAGCTACTTCAACCCACTGCAAGATAATTTTGACAATTGGGTAATCTCAGTAGAGGAAATGGAGCAATGTGTTAATCCAGACTATCTTTGGGTTAAAGATCTTGATTTGATTCCTTACGAACCGAAACCAACACCACCACCTTTTAGCTAATGGCAGAGAAGTCAGTTGTATTCTCACTTAAGGTCAATACTGGCAACAGTGTTCAGGACATCCAAGCTATGGATGCGGCTGTCAATGACTT